GGAAGAAAAATAGATCAAAGACCTGAAGTTATTTACGAAGGCGATGAAATTACTTATCTTCCATCTCCTCCAATTTACATACCAACCGAATCTAGTAGTTTTAGATCTTCTGGTGGTGAGAGTAATTATGAATATGACGTATTGGAACGTTGAATAAGATATGGCATATCAACCACTCAAAAATCCAACTACATTTATCATTAAAAAACAAGTAATTCGTGTTGAAAAACTTGTAGGACAAAGAAATAAGTTCAAAACTGTTGCACTTAAACAAAAAATAAAACTTCAAGAACTGGGACGCAGAGAACAAGCAGAGAAAAAACTAGAGACAAAAGGAACTGAAAAATTAGTATCAAATAAAATCCAAACTCCTAGACTTGGATTTCTTGACTTCATAAAGAATTTTTTATTTTCTGTTTTATTTGGTGCATTAACTCTTAAGTTATTACCACATTTACCAAAACTTAAAGGACTATTAATTACAACTCTTAAAATTGGTAATTTTGGAATTGAGTTTGCCGGAACCATTTTAAATGCAATGGCAACTTTTATCAATAAAGCATATCAAATAATTGATTTTGGTAAGCAACAGGCAAAAATTTTAGGTGGTGATACTGGTGTAGAAAATTACGAAAAAACATTAGGAATAGCAAATAAAGTAATGAACGGAATGTTCATTGCAGGTATGCTCTTTTCAGATCTGATTGTACTAAAAGCACAAACTGATTCAAACCAATCAACTCTTAATCAAATTGGACAAGAAGTTGCCGAACAAGTAGTAAAAAGACAAGGATTTAGATCTGCTATTCAATCTGTTGCAAGCAGAGTTGCTAATATTGCAGGTCGCGCTAATCCAATTCTTCTTGTTGGAACTGCATCTGCTATTTTAGGTGAGTTAGCATTTCAACAAAGAAAGTTCACTCAAAATTTGGAGAGGCAAGTTGTAGATAAACTCAAAGAAGCACAAGAAGATAAGAATCCTATAACAAAAGCATTTAAACTTTTAGCATATACTACTGCTCTTCCTGGACTTAAGTTTTATAATTTTGTTTCTACTGCGATAGGATCATTATTGGATATTATTGGAGCACCATTTAGATATCTTGGTGAATTAATTAATTTTGGTATTATGTCTTTAACTGGTGATGCTAAAGGCATACAAACTCAAAGAGAAAATCTTGGCAAATTTGATGCCAGAGTGAGAGAACAATTTCGCCAACTCACCAATACTTTGAGTTTTGGTCTTCTTGCAAAAGAAAAAGGATCTTGGGGAAATATCTACGGAGATGATGCCACCCAGAAAGCAATGATGAATAAAATGTATGGTGGTGGAAGTGTCAAATCTTTTGGATATGCTGAAGGAGGTTCCGTAACTAGAGGTGGTGAATTTGTTGGTGGTGCTATTGGACGAACCGGAGTTAAAAAAGCAATAGCAAGAACAATTGAGATTCCAGTTTCTCCTTTGAATCCTGGCGCTGATGTTGGTGGGTCAACACCTTATATGAATCCTACTACAGGAAAACCCACTGATATTTCTAATATTGAAACCTTTTTTCCAAATCCAGAGGACTCGAAGTATGTAAGTCCTTTTCGATATTTAACAAAATCTTATGGTGTTGCTTCTATTGGTAATTTTATAAAACCATTCTTGCTGGTTCCAATTAAAATCATTATGGGTGATGGATCTGCTTTTTCTAATTCTGTTGCTCTTGCAGCAGCAGTCAATAACTTATTCAATAATATTCTTTCTAATATATTTGTTCCAGGTAAAAAAGAAACACTTGCTGATAAAATTGGGGCAGTTGATATTTTGAGTTGGGCAGCAAGAACCATACAAGAAACTATGATGACACCATTGAAAGAGTTGAGGTCTGCATTAATTTCTCAATTTGGTTTGAGATCTGGAACTGGAGATGGGTCAGCAGTTTCACCATCAGCACAAAAAGGTGAAGGTGCTGGAACAAATCCTCTTGCTGAGTTTGCTGGACAAGCACAATTTGTAATAGGTGATAGTATTGCTCACGGATTTGCTGGAAGATCTGGTAATGGTGATAATGGCAGTGATACTCAAGTAGGTCGTAGTTCTGCAAATGTTTTAAAAATACTTCAAGCAAAAGGTGATGCTCTTAAAGGAATGCTCATTGATTTATCAACTGGTATTGCCAACTCTCCAGGAGATCTTGCTTCCGTTGAGGCACAACTTTCATATCTAAAATCGATTGGGGCAAGAGTTCGTGTTCTTGGCGTTTCTAATTCATTTAGTGAAAAGAATGGAAACTTAAATCAAAAGTTAGACCAAATGATAAAGAAATATGGATTTTATTTTTATGGTGGTTATAAAGGAGCAGCGGATGGAGTTGATGGAACTGCAACTGATTATGCTGAATTAAAAACAAAAAGAGATAGAGATGTTGAGGCGGCAGGAAAGGGTGAAGTTTCTTCAGATTATAAAGTTTCTTCTGGTGCAGTTAATCCAAAACTCATATACGATTACTTAAAGAGTTTGGGAGTTTCTCATACACATGCTTTAGGAATACTTGCAAATATTAAAGGAGAAAGTGATTTTGTTCCTGGTGTATCTGAAAGTGATGGACCTGGAGTTGGTCTCTTCCAGTATTCTGATAATGATAGGAAACCAAAGTTTTTGAGAGCGGTTCCAAATTATAAAACCGACTGGAGGGGACAAATTTCATATGCCATTAAGGAAGATAGAGCACCAGAGTATCTTGGAATTTCCTTCTCTTCTCCACAAGAAGCTGCTGAATGGTGGATGAATAAATGGGAAAGACCTGATCCTTATGTGAAGTCTGGTAGAAGAACAAAACATAACCAGTTTATTGCTTCTTTTAGTGGTTTAAAACAAGCACTTCACGGTGGTTATATTGACAAAACTCAATACGTATTAACTCACCCAGGCGAATATGTAATTGATGCTGATTCTGTAAAATTATTTGGAATTAATTTTTATGATATTATTAATCAAACTGAAACAATCACTCAAAGACAAAGAGCATCACAGAGTCTAATGTCTATTTTAAGTCGATATACTGAAGATGGATTTCCGGAAACTGAGCATGACTATACATATAATGTTCCACAGAGTCAAATAGTCATGCTACCACCACAAGTTATTCCTATCGGATCTGGTGGAATTTATAGTGGAAATAATGGTGATGATCCTTCTTATGATTTTACTGAAATATGTTAGGTAAATAGTAGTAAGAAAAAGTTTAAAAGATGTCTAATACTCCAATCACTGCAGCACAAGCTAAAGAATTTGACATTAAAAAATGTTTGGTGTATTCCAATGATGAAAAAACGCAGGCTGATATAGGAAGTCTTATCACTGACTTATATTATTTTGAGGATGTTTTGAGTCCTAGTATAAAAGTTGATATTATGTTTGCTGATACTGCGACAGTCAATAAAGATAATAGTTTAAAAACTACAATGGAAGCCTTACAGTTAGTAGGAACCGAAAAAGTTGAACTTAAATTATCAGATCCAAATGAAAAAGAAATATCAGTTACAGTTTACTCTGATTTTGTATCTGCACCATCTCAAGAACCTAGAAAATCTTTGGTCACAATAAATCTTGTTTCTAAAGAACTTATTTTTAATTATAAAACAGTTGTTAATTATAGATTAGATGGAAAAATATCTGATCATGTAACAAAAATACTTAAAGAAACTTTTAAAACTAAAAAGAAATTAGATATAGAAGAAACTTCTGGAGAATATAATTATTGTGGAATTAATCATCATGGATTTGCTACAATTCTGACAATGGCAAGAAAAGCAGTTCCTAATACAAAGAATGCTAAAGGAAATACTGCAGGTTTCTTTTTTTATGAGACATCAGAGGGATTTAAGTTTAAGTCTGTTGAGGGATTGTTATCTGAATATGAACCTGGTGGTGGAAAGAAAAAATATAAAAGTTTAGTTTATAATGAAACACCTGATGGTAGAGGGACAACCATTCCTCCAGAGTATGATGGAAAGATATTAGAGTATAACTTAGGTAGCACCGCTGGAAGTGTTCAATCAAAACTACAGATTGGAACTTACTCAACTAGAACAGTATTGTTTGATCCTTTTAATTGTTACTATGAGGTAGTAACTCCAAATACTCAAGGAGAGAGTGGAGATTTGGGATCAGAAAAAAATCTCCAAACAGCAGGTAAAAACTTACCAAAATATAATAAAGAATTTAATGTAGAAGGAAAAAATCAAGATTATACTAGAACTCAATACATGATAATAGATAAAGGGACTCTTCCTACTGGTAACACAAAACAACAAATTGAAAAGTCTGGGCAGGAAAATTTTGATCCAAAAAATATATTAAGTCAAGCAACAATGAGATATAATCAGTTTTTTTCATCTGCCGTTGAAATTACTATTACTGGTGATTTTAGTTTACACGCTGGAGATTATATTTTTATTGATTCCCCGCAAAATAATCCAGAAGATAGAAACTCTATGGACAAACAGTTGGGTGGTTATTACGTTATTGCTAAATTATGTCATTATATTAGTCCAAGATCTGGTGGGTATACTAAGTTAACATTGAGTAGAGATTCTATTGGAAGAAAAGGATCTCCAACAAATCCAATCTAAATAACTAATATTACAGTACAAACTATCATGGATAGGGCACAAAACTATATTAGACAAGATAAAAAAGAAGAATTAAAATCGCTTGAGAAATCTATTGAAATACCCTCTCAAGATAAACTTGTTCCAACACCATTAGAATTATACTGTGATGCTCATCCAGATGCTATTGAATGTAAAATATATGAGGTTTAACAATTAATGGAAGGTGGATCTCTTTTTAACTCTGGGTTTCTTGGTGCAAGTTTTAATTGGTGGGTAGGTCAAATTGCTGATGATGCAACTTGGCGTGATAATATACTACCCGGAAAGTTTGAAAGTGCAGATCAAATTCCTGGATGGGGTAGAAGATATAAGGTAAGAATTATAGGTCTTCACGATCAAGGAGAAACTGAAATACCATCAGATCAACTTCCTTGGGCACAGGTAATGTATCCTGTGACTGCTGGTGGTGGTCAAGGAGCTTCAGGTCAAACACCAAATCTCCGTCAAGGAAATATGGTGTTTGGATTCTTTTTAGATGGTCAGGAGCAACAAGTTCCTGTGATTATGGGAGTGCTTGGTAATAATGCTCAAACACAACTTGCAACAAAAATTGGTGACGGAAGAGTAACCAATACTCAACCAGGAAGTCTTGCAACCAGTGGAAATGCTGTATCTGTGAGTGGAAATACTGATACAAATAGAAGAGTTCCTGATGATGATAAAGTATCAACAAAACCAAAGCCACCAGGAACTCCATCAGCATCACCAAAACCAGGTGTTGCACTTGATAAATTTGGTAGAGATCCATCAAGACCTCCAACAAAAGCAGAACTGAATGCGGCACAATCAGCAAGAGCAGAAGCAGATAGACTTGGTGAAACTGGAGCAGTAAGAGAAGCAAGAATTGCTAATGCGACTGTTGCAGCAACAAGACAAGAAGCAGAAGCAGCAGCATCACCAGCATCACCAGCAGTACCGGGAGCAACTAAAGAAAGTGCTGATGCTGTTCACCAACAAAGTGCTGCTGATGTAAAAAGATTAGATTTATATCTCAAAAAAACTGTGATGTTAAGTCCTTGTGATCTTCCTGGTTCTGCAATGAAAGCAATGCAGATAGACATTGAGAATCTCACTAAAGAAATTGATAAAGTTTTACAGACAGTATTTGATTATGTGGATGCCGTTTCTGAAGTTACTTCACAAATCAGTGGTGTTGTGGGTGAAGTTAATGGTATTATTGGTGGTATTGCAGGTATAGTTGGTCCGGGTAGTTGTCCATCTAATGCTGCTGGTGCTGCTATTGGTGTTGCTGAAAAAATACAATCTTTATTAGAAAGATTTGCTCCCAAGATTGCAAAGTATATGAAGATTATTTTTAATAAAATTTTTGAATATACCTCAAAGAAAATCAATGCCGCAATTGGTCCCTTAGCTGATATAATGTTTCCAAATCAGAGATTTCAATTCCTTGATATGAAAATAGAAATCAATGAAATAATTAAATGTCTTTTTAGTAAAATCACTGGTGGTTTAGTTGGGCAAATATTAGGTGCTCTGGAAGATATTGTAGATAAATGTGATCCTTCAAGTAGTAGGACGCCAACTTCTTTTGGTACTGCACCTTTTGTTCCAATTTGTTCGGTTGAAGTTCTTACGGGAAATGTAATCGCAGCAAATATGAGAGACATTGATAATACTGTTGGAGACATAACTAAATCCGTAGAAACATTTTTAAACGATATTCAGTCTGGGCTCTCATTATTAACTGGAGAAACTGGTGGTATAAAAATACCTGATATTAATGGAAGTATTGCATCAGCACTTTCTTTCGAAAACATTACTCTTGATCTTTTTGGATGTGATTTAAAACCAAACTGTGCCGCATCAGATTTTTATACCTTACAAGAAGGTGCTGGTGCTGCAGAAGAAGCACAACTACCAAGACCTGCTGAAGTTAATGAGGCAGCAAAGGATCCTGGTCCAGTAACTGATGCAACAATAAAGGAGTTTGCAACTCCAGTAAGAACGGCTGATGCAAGTACTCAAAGACAAATTGAACAACGAACCGCAGGACTTGCCTGATAAATACCATTACTATGACGAAAGTAGAAATATAAAATTTAACTATGGCTCTTAACCTATTTGGACCACCGACAAAAGATGATATTAAAGTAGCATATATTGATCCTATTTTAGGATTAGTTGAGGGTGTTTCAATCTGTGAAGCAAATGAGTATGCTAAAAGAGAACCTGGAACAACCTTTATTTTTAGAAA